AAATCCAATTAGATTCAGCGCAGAGTCATTAGATATTATTGAGAAAAAATTGTCTTCTCCAGATTTTAAGCATACCAACTGGGGAGATGATGATTTGCAAGTTCTCCGTGCAGAAATTAGAAATCATTACAGAGAAGAACAAAAGCTAGAATGTGTATATTGTCATGAGCCTATTGGGGTAAGAGCTGCACAAGCTGCTCCTATAGAGCATATTGTGCCAAAATCTCAATATCTATGTTTTATTTTTGAACCTAAGAATCTATGTGTAGTATGTCCTGACTGCAATGAATTCAAAGGTAAAAATGAAGTGTTATTTGAACCCGTAATAAATGGGGGGCGGCGCAAAAACTATCCAACTGCATCTGCATCATTTCGCATCGTTCATCCACATATAGATGATTATGAGATGCATATTATAAAAGCAAATCGTGTTTATGTGGACAAAACACCTAAAGGGCACTATACCATTGGAATATGTAAACTAAATAGATTTTTTCATTATTTTGGGATGTGTGATGAATTTGTTAATGATGCAAAAATTGCTGAGGCAAATGAAAATTTTTTCAAAAAAGGTAGTATTACTACTAATGAATTATTGGATGATGACATTCATTTGATTTAACTATGAATTATTATATTGTAAAGTAATCAGGTAAGATATGTTAGACAGTGAGACTATTGCCTTACAGAATTCATTATTCTTATGGATCGCCTTTCTGACTGATTTCATATTGGCGGGGTAACGGGAGTTAAGTAGAATGGCTGCGGGTGCTTGAGGCTATCTGTCTCAGGCATGAACACCAAAGGCAGATAGAGAAAAGCCCCAGTTAACATTACGCGTCCTGCAAGACGCTTAACATTAATCTGAGGCCAATTTCATGCTAGACACATGTAGGTTAGCCTCTTACGTGCCGAAAGGCAAGGAGAAGCAGGCTATGAAGCAGCAAAAGGCGATGTTAATCGCCCTGATCGTCATCTGTTTAACCGTCATAGTGACGGCACTGGTAACGAGGAAAGACCTCTGCGAGGTACGAATCCGAACCGGCCAGACGGAGGTCGCTGTCTTCACAGCTTACGAACCTGAGGAGTAAGAGACCCGGCGAGGGAGAAATCCCTCGCCACCTCTGATGTGGCAGGCATCCTCAACGCACCCGCACTTAACCCGCTTCGGCGGGTTTTTGTTTTTATTTTCAACGCGTTTGAAGTTCTGGACGGCGCCGGAATAGAATCAAAAATACTTAAGTAGCGCGCAGGGATAAGAGGGATGGTCCCTTAAAGGGGAGAGCTAATTATCCGGAAGGATTCTGATGATGAACATCGAAGAACTGCGTAAAATTTTTTGTGAAGATGGCCTCTATGCTGTGTGCGTTGAAAATGGAAATCTTGTTAGTCATTACCGCATTATGTGTTTGCGAAAGAATGGGGCTGCGTTAATTAATTTTGTGGATGGTCGAGTGACAGACGGATTTATCTTGCGCGAAGGTGAGTTTGTCACTTCATTACAGGCACTGAAAGAGATCGGAATAAAAGCAGGCTTTTCAGCTTTTGCAGAAGAATAAACTCATCTACAATCTTGCGCGGGGCTGAACTCCCGCTGAGTAACACCGTGCCACCGGAGAAAACCGATGGCACGCAACGTAAAATATTACAATTCTGATAATTCGCCCGTTCTTGCCTGCACGCACGAGCGGTATTCTCACGCATTCAAGTCTGAATGGTTCCAACACCCTCCATGTACTGAAGAGCAGGCTGAATGGATAATTCAGTGTTACCGCAGGCGCGGATACGAGGTTAAGAAAGCCCTTAGTCTCGACTACCGTCACTGGATAATCTCCGTCAGGCTTCCTTACTCTGAACGCCCACCGCGTCCGTCTCGCACATTCCAGCAACGCATCTGGAGGTAACGTGCGGGTATTACTTCGACCTGTTCTGGTACCGGAACTCGGGCTGGTGATCGTTAAGCCGGGCCGTGAATCCATGCCAGTATTCCACAATACCCGGGTATTGATGGAGCCGGAACCGAAAAGCATGCGTAATCTGCCGTCCGGGGTCGTTCCTGCCGTTCGCCAGCCGCTGGTGGAAGACAAAACATTGCTGCCGTTTTTCAGTAACGCACGGGTGATTCGTGCTGCTGGTGGTGCTGGTGCATTGTCTGACTGGCTGTTGCGTCACGTGAAATCCTGCCAGTGGCCACACGGCGATTATCATCACAGCGAAACTGTCATTCACCGTTATGGTACCGGCGCAATGGTGTTGTGCTGGCACTGCGACAACCAGCTGCGTGACCAGACATCCGAATCACTCGAGCAACTTGCTCATCAAAACCTGTCAGCATGGATGATTGACGTCATCGGTCACGCAATAAGCGGTACGCAGGAGCGTGAATTATCTTTGGCTGAATTATCCTGGTGGGCGGTCCGCAATCAGGTGGCGGACGCGCTACCGGAAGCGGTATTACGTCGTTCGCTGGGGGTGCGTGCGGAAAAAATCCGCTCAATGTACCGTGAAAGCGACATCGTGCCGGGAGAGCAGACCGCCACCAGCATACTGAAGCAGCGCACAAAAAATATTGCGTTACTGCCTGACGTCCACCAGCAACAGAACCCACCACAGGAAAAGACGGTGGTCAGCATTGCCGTTGATCCTGAGTCTCCGGAATCTTTCATGAAACGACCTAAACGTCGCCGCTGGGTTAACGAGAAATACACACGCTGGGTGAAGACTCAGCCGTGTGCGTGTTGTGGTAAGCCAGCCGACGATCCCCATCACCTGATTGGTCATGGTCAGGGCGGAATGGGGACAAAATCTCACGATATTTTCACGCTACCGCTGTGTCGGGAGCATCACAACGAGCTTCATGCGGATCCGCTGGCGTTCGAAGAAAAGCATGGCTCTCAGGTTGATTTAATTTTTCGTTTTCTTGATCACGCCTTTGCAACTGGCGTGCTTGGGTAAAAGAGGTGACTGATGCTCATAGATTTGGTTTTACCTTACCCGCCGACGGTGAACACTTACTGGCGACGCCGTGGCAGCACATATTTTATCTCGGAGGAGGGAAAGCGTTATCGCCGGGCTGTGGCGCTTATTGTTCGCCAGCAGCGGCTGAAATTAAGCCTGTCCGGAAGGCTGGCGATAAAGATTATTGCAGAGCCACCGGATAAGCGCCGTCGTGATCTGGACAATATCCTGAAAGCACCGCTGGATGCGCTGACGCATGCCGGACTTCTCATAGACGACGAGCAGTTTGATGAAATCAATATTGTGCGCGGTCAGCTCGTTTCTGGTGGGCGGCTGGGCGTGAAGATTTACAAAATTGAAAGTGAGTGAGCATAAATATGATATACCCGGAAATTACAGGCAAAAGCGGTGAGCATTTACGCCTGAAAACGCTGGAAAGTGTCTGGATCCAGGGGAAACTGCGTATGTGGGGGCGTTGGTCGTATATTGGCGACGGTAAGACGGGAAATATGTTCAACCAATTACTGACCTCTAAAAAGCTGACAAAAACGGCAATTAACGAGGCGCTCCGGAGGATGAAAAAAGCGGGTCTGGACAAACCTGAACTTGAGGCTTTTTTGCGGGATATGATCAACGGCAATCAAAAAAGCTGGCTGGCACATTGTACCGATTCAGAGGCGTTAATAATCGACAGGGTTATTGGTGAAGTACTGGCAGGTTATCCCGGGCTGCTCAATGTTCTGAGTCAGCGTTATGTGGGGCGGGGGATGACTAAGCGCAAAATGGCTGAACTGCTGAATGATGCACATCCGGAATGGAGTTTAAGAACCTGTGAAAGACGCATTGAGCATTGGCTAAAGGTGGCAGAATTTATTTTGTACAAACCAATGGTTATGGCTTTTGGTATAGAGAAAAAAGTTATTGCTTTTTGACGTAAAAACTGCTTCAATTCCGGTAAGCTTCGCAAAGCTGTACCGCGAGGCGAATAGCAGACATGGACATTTGAAAGAGCCCGCTTTTTGCGGGTTTTTTTATGACTGAAAAACGGCACGGGGCGTTAAATGCGCTGGTGGTTGCGAATACCGGTCTTTCTGCTTACTGGCTTTTTGGACAAGAGTTATTGGTATGTCACGTTAACCAAAAGGGAAAAAAGACATGCTAAAACAGCAGGATATGACAGAAACCGCCAGAGTGGTGTTTAATGAATTAAGCGTTACCGACCCGGCGACAGTCGGGGAGATTGCGCAGAATACTTACCTTTCACGCGAACGCTGCCAGTTAATACTGACCCAGCTTGTTATGGCGGGTCTGGCAGACTATCAGTTCGGTTGTTACAGACGCCTTCCGCAGTGAAGGCTTTTTTATTTGTGGTAAATGGGCGGCTGGTGGGTGTTAGGGGCACCTACCAGCCATCTGCTCATGCGTTGGGTTCACAAGCAAACCTCAGGCCCACTGCTTTGCGCAAAAGCAGAATGAGCCTATCAGAGACAGGCTTAATGATCCATGCTTAATACTGTAAAAATATCCAGTTGTGAGTTAATCAACGCTGATTGCCTGGAATTTATCCAGACCTTACCGGAAAACTCTGTCGATCTGATAGTCACAGACCCGCCATACTTTAAAGTGAAGCCCGAGGGCTGGGATAACCAGTGGAAGGGCGACGATGATTACCTGAAGTGGCTGGACCAGTGTCTGGCGCAGTTCTGGCGGGTGCTGAAACCTGCCGGAAGTCTTTACCTGTTCTGTGACCATCGCCTGGCATCTGACATTGAAATCATGATGCGTGAACGCTTCAATGTGCTGAACCATATTATCTGGGCGAAGCCGTCCGGACGCTGGAACGGGTGCAACAAGGAAAGCCTGCGGGCGTATTTTCCGGCCACAGAACGCATTCTGTTCGCGGAACATTATCAGGGGCCGTATCGTCCGAAAGATGATGGCGATGAGGCGAAGGGCAGGGCACTGAAACAGCATGTGATGGCCCCGCTGATTTCTTACTTTCGTGATGCGCGTGCTGCTCTTGGGATAACAGCAAAACAGATTGCAGATGCCACAGGAAAGAAAAACATGGTGTCGCACTGGTTCAGTGCCAGTCAGTGGCAGCTACCGAACGAAAGCGATTATCTGAAATTACAGTCGCTGTTTGCCCGGGTGGCAGAAGAGAAACATCAGCGGGGAGAACTGGAAAAGTCCCATTACCAACTGGTCAGCACATACAGTGAGCTGAACCGACAGTACATGGAACTGCTGAGTGAATATAAAAATTTGCGGCGGTATTTCGGTGTGACGGTGCAGGTGCCGTACACCGATGTGTGGACGCATAAACCGGTGCAGTACTATCCAGGGAAACATCCGTGCGAAAAACCGGCAGAAATGCTGCGGCAGATAATCTGCGCGAGCAGTCGTCCGGGTGACCTGGTGGCGGATTTTTTCATGGGTTCTGGCTCAACCATAAAAGCAGCTATGGCGCTCGGGCGTCGTGCAACTGGTGTTGAACTGGAGGCAGAACGTTTTGCGCAGACCGTTAAGGAGATTAGTCACATCCTTACATGCTCAATTGATGACGGGAAGGATGAATAAAGATATGGTCAGTTCAGGCTGTGAAGCAAGTAGACAGATAAGGCTGCAATAAAAACTGACAATAGTAAAATAGCTTTTTCCCAGGTAGTCATGAATACGATCTCTTAAAGCGCCCGCTGATACCAGCGGGCAATACATACTGGCATTAATGTTAAGTTCAGGGATAATTCATCGTATTTTGTGGTACGACGCTATCAATATTAATAAAAAGTATTTTTCATGTAAAATTTCTGTTTTTTTGATCTGATTCTCGTTTCCTGGGTTATGATGTTGTTGTGAACCATGCTGTTGAATGATAATGTTCGGGTATAAAATTGTTGCTGATATGTAGCGCAGTGAGCAGGTGGTATTTCTGTTGCTGAGTGTACGGATACAGTGCTTCCCTCCCTCAGCGGGGGGGCAGGTGTGCTGTGGTTTTAGAGACACCGGAAACGAGAATGATGCGGGTTTGCTGGTGCCGGGATAGAGTCGCCGGAGGTCATGACATAGAGCAAAAAAGGAATGTGCATGCAAATACACACCTCTTCGGAGAGCTCTTCTTTATATGGATGAGCCTCAAGGTCAATAGTTTATCTGTTATGTATTCATATGTTGTTACTTATATAATCCATACGGGCATATCATCAGTACACACATACTATTATGGCATTTTATTTTTGTTTTAACTGAATTCCCGGGGCACTCTTTTTGATTTCTGATAAGGAACCAGAATTTTCTGTTAAATGGTGTCACGTTGTAAATGGTTAATGGAAGCAGCTTATTATCCATAATCACACCTGAGTTAACAGGTGTGAGAATACTTCCGGGTGGCAGGAACACATCTGACTGATACCAGATTATCAACTTTATTTTACACCATACAGTTGAAAACGTTATTCCGCTTGATGGGCATATCACTGTGTCAATAACTATCCATTCCATCTTTTAACCTTCTCGGTACACATTGCTTTCGATTGTTTTGCTAAAAATCATAGTCAATAAATCAGTGTAACTCATTGAAAAAGATCGTCTTCTTTGTCTTCCTGGGGTTTTCTTTTCTAATTTTGTATCACTTTGGTTCAAGTTGTTTCATTTTTTTGTAATACAAATTAGCAGGATGAGCGGGAATATAAAAAAATCGGATGTTTTTGTAATGGATATTATTTTTTTGTAAAATAATGTATTTTTATTTAAATCTCTATCAGAAAAGAATTTATTGTTCCTTTATATGGTGGAAAAGGTCATGGTATTTAAACACTACGATGTGGTCAGGGCGGCGTCGCCGTCAGATCTTGCGGAAAAGCTGACACAAAAACTGAAGGAGGGGTGGCAGCCATTTGGCAGCCCGGTGGCCATCACGCCTTATACTCTGATGCAGGCCATTGCGGCGGAAGGTGATGTCACCACACCTGTGTTGGTGAAGCCGTCGGATGGAGAAGGCACAGTAATCAGCGCCACCAGAGACCCGGAGTATTACTTTGTTGTGGTTCTGGCGGGGCAGTCAAACAGCATGGCATATGGTGAAGGCCTTCCGCTGCCGGAGACATATGACCGTCCGGACCCGCGTATTAAGCAGCTGGCGCGCCGCAGTACGGTGACACCGGGCGGTGCAGCATGCAAATATAACGACATCATTCCGGCGGACCATTGTCTGCATGATGTGCAGGACATGAGCCGCCTTAACCATCCGAAAGCGGACCTGTCAAAGGGGCAGTACGGAACCGTGGGGCAGGGGCTGCATATCGCCAAAAAACTGCTGCCGTTTATACCGGCGAATGCGGGCATTCTGCTGGTTCCGTGCTGTCGTGGTGGTTCAGCGTTCACCACCGGAGCTGATGGCACATACAGTGACGCGAGTGGTGCTTCGGAGAATTCAACCCGCTGGGGTGTGGACAAGCCGCTGTATAAGGACCTTATCGGTCGAACAAAAGCAGCACTGAAGAAGAACCCGAAAAATGTGCTGCTTGCCGTGGTGTGGATGCAGGGGGAATTTGATTTTGGCGGTACGCCGGCAAATCACGCAGCACAGTTTGGTGCGCTGGTTGATAAATTCCGTGCAGACCTGGCGGATATGGCAGGTCAGTGCGTCGGTGGATCTGCTGACGGTGTTCCCTGGATATGCGGGGACACGACGTATTTCTGGAAGCAGAAGAACGAATCCTCGTACCAGACGGTGTACGGCAGCTACAAAAACAAACGGAAAAGAATATCCATTTCGTACCGTTCATGACGGATGAGAACGGGGTGAATGTGCCGACGAACAAACCGGAAGAAGACCCGGACATTCCGGGTATCGGATATTACGGTTCGAAATGGCGTGACAGCTCAGCCACCTGGACGTCACAGGACAGGGCGAGCCATTTCAGCGCCTGGGCACGCCGCGGGATTATTTCCGACCGTCTGGCAACGGCGATTTTGCGCCATGCGGGAGGAGTGGCGCTAAACGCGGGGGCATCATCGACAGTATCAGAGGTGCGCCCGTCATCGCCTTCCGGTGCAGAAGCCACAGGCGTCACAACACTGCTCTCTTACCTTGCCAGCGAGTCAGAGGGAAGCCTGAAAGTACAGGGATGGTCAGCCAGTGGCGGCAGGGCAGAAGTGGTCAGCGATGCGGAGGGAACCGGAGGTAAGGCAGTGAAGCTGACCAAGGAAGCCGGTAAAAGCAGCTGGGTGCTGGAGTACGCCGCGGGCAACGGTGCGGCTCTGTTACAGAAAGGGGGGCAGATTCGCTGCCGCTTTAAGGTTTCGGGAGCGCTGGCTGCGAACCAGTATGTTATGGCGTTTTACTGGCCGGTATCTTCACTGCCACAGGGCGTTGCCCTGACCGGAGACGGGGGGAATAACCTGCTGGCAGCGTTCTACATCCAGACAGATGCAAAAGACCTGAATGTGATGTACCACAATGCGAAAGTGGCGACAAACAACCTGAAACTGGGAAGCTTTGGCGCATTTGATAACGAATGGCATGCGCTGGCTTTCCGCTTTGCCGGGAATAACAGCCTTCAGGTGACGCCGGTTATTGATGGTCAGGATGGTACACCGTTCACGCTGACGCAGTCACCGGTCAGTGCCTTTGCGGCGGATAAACTGCATGTGACAGACATTACCAGAGGTGCGACTTACCCGGTACTGATAGACAGCATTGCGGTGGAAGTGAACAGCACAGACACTGCGGCATGATAAAAAAACCGCCAGCGACAGGAATGGACGCTGGCGGTGGTAATACCTATGGAGAAAAAATAAAGGAACGATACTTTCGTGCTCTGGTTTTTTAAATGAAAACAGTTCTTATTGTCAACAATAACGGAAAGAAATTATGACATTTCTGAACCAGTTAATGCTGTACTTCTGTACGGTGGTCTGTGTGCTGTATCTCCTTTCGGGTGGATACCGGGCCATGCGTGACGTCTGGCGCAGACAGATTGACAAAAGGGCCGCTGAGAAAATCAGCGCCAGTCAGTCAGCCGGAAGCAAACCCGAAGAGCCGCTCATTTAGCGGCAACTTTCTTAATCACATCTTTCGACGAGAAAATCCCATGTCAGAAATTACATCCCTGGTCACTGCTGAGGCAGTGAAGGAAGTCCTGCGCTCTGAAGAAGTCCTGAGCGCACTGAAACAAAAACTTCGCCATAACCTGGAAGCGCGTCTTGATGCAGAGGTTGATGCCATTCTGGATGAGCTGCTTGGTGTACAGGCAGAGCCACCGACTGAAGCGGGAGATACCACCGCAGAGAGCGGTGAAGTTCAGCCTGAATCACCGGTCGCCGATGCGACTGAACCTCAACCCGAATCGGTCATGATGCTGTAACGGGGAGTCAGGGCCATCAGTAAACAGCTGCTGGCCTTTTTCATGTTGTGAGCTTCCGGATAACGGGAGACGGGGTATGTACCAGATGGAAAAAATCACAACAGGTGTGTCATACACCACGTCAGCGGTGGGGACGGGATACTGGTTACTGCAGCTGCTGGACAAAGTCTCTCCGTCCCAGTGGGTGGCGATAGGTGTGCTGGGGAGTCTGCTGTTTGGCCTGCTGACGTATCTGACTAACCTGTATTTCAAAATTAAAGAGGACCGTCGCAAGGCTGCCCGGGGAGATTAGGTGATGAACCATGAAGAAATGAATCAGCGCTTCAGTCGTCTGGAAAATGAAATTGCTGAACTGAATAAAAAACTGTCGACGCTGATGCCTTCTGAAGATGAAAAAAAACGCCGCGATGAGCAGTTTGCTGCGTTTGACGATTATTGTCGGAAAGTGATGAGCAGAAATCTCTCAGAGTGTTTCAGTATTCATAATGATAATTTCAGTGAGCTGGAATGGGAGTGTAACCGGCCATCCTTTGTTGTATCCGGTGATGCTGGGAAAATAACCATCTCAGAAAATGGGAAAGTAACACCTCCATCGCACCAGCACAGTGAGGAGCTCATTGAATTTGCCATTGATTACCTGAAGAACAATAAAAAGCAGGGGCTGATGAAGCGCGTTGGCCGTTGCATGGGATATCTTCAGGTAGCCGCTGAGATTGAAGCGCTGGCCAGTGGTGCTGATAAGGATGCAATTGTGCGGGAGGCTCTTCTTCGTGATTTTAATACTCCACCCTTTAAAAAAGTGCCGGCTTACTGGCTTCATCCGGGGCTGACTTATCTTAAAGTGCGTATTTAGTGGGCCAGGGACAGCGGCTGAATATTTAATATATCCATGAACACCAAAATCAAATACGGCCTGTCGGCTGCCGTTCTGGCGCTGATTGCCGCTGGTGCGCCTGCGCCTGACATTCTCGACCAGTTTCTGGATGAAAAGGAAGGTAACCACACCACGGCATACCGTGATGGCGCGGGTATCTGGACCATCTGTCGCGGTGCCATTCTGGTGGATGGTAAACCTGTCGTCCCGGGCATGAAGTTGTCGAAGGAGAAATGCGACCAGGTTAACGCCATCGAACGTGATAAGGCGCTGGCATGGGTGGAGAAAAACATCAAAGTGAACCGCCCCGGAAATCCTGGAGACTAAACTCCCTGAGAAAGAGGTAAACAGGATGACTAAAAATACTCGTTTTTCCCCCGAAGTCCGTCAGCGGGCGATTCGTATGGTTCTGGAAAGTCAGGATGAATATGACTCACAGTGGGCGGCAATTTGTTCCATTGCCCCAAAGATTGGCTGTACGCCGGAGACTCTGCGTGTCTGGGTTCGCCAGCATGAGCGGGATACCGGGGGCGGTGATGGTGGGCTCACCAGCGCTGAACGTCAGCGTCTGAAAGAGCTGGAACGTGAAAATCGTGAACTGCGCCGCAGTAACGATATCCTTCGCCAGGCTTCCGCTTATTTTGCGAAGGCGGAGTTCGACCGCCTCTGGAAAAAATGATGCCACTGCTGGATAAGCTGCGTGAGCAGTACGGGGTCGGACCGGTATGCAGCGAACTGCATATTGCCCCGTCAACGTATTACCATTGTCAGCAACAGCGACATCATCCGGATAAACGCAGTGCCCGTGCGCAGCACGATGACTGGCTGAAGAAAGAGATACAGCGCGTATACGATGAAAATCACCAGGTATACGGTGTGCGTAAAGTCTGGCGTCAGTTGTTACGGGAAGGTATCAGAGTGGCCAGATGCACTGTGGCACGTCTCATGGCAGTTATGGGACTTGCCGGTGTTCTCCGGGGTAAAAAGGTCCGCACTACCGTCAGCCGGAAAGCCGTTGCCGCATGCGACCGCGTAAACCGTCAGTTCGTGGCAGAACGTCCAGACCAGTTGTGGGTGGCTGATTTTACCTGGGTAAGCACATGGCAGGGCTTCGTTTATGTGGCGTTCATCATTGATGTGTTCGCCGGATACATCGTGGGATGGCAGGTCTCATCATCCATGGAAACAACATTCGTGCTGGATGCACTGGAGCAGGCGTTGTGGGCCCGTCGGCCGTCCGGCACAATCCATCACAGTGATAAAGGTTCTCAGTATGTATCGCTGGCCTACACGCAGCGGCTTAAGGAAGCCGGATTACTGGCATCAACAGGGAGTACTGGCGACTCGTATGACAACGCGATGGCTGAGAGCATCAATGGTCTTTACAAAGCGGAGGTAATACACCGTAATAGCTGGAAAAACCGGACAGAAGTGGAACTGGCCACACTAACGTGGGTGGACTGGTATAACAATCGACGATTGCTGGAAAGGCTGGGCCATATTCCTCCGGCAGAAGCAGAAAAAGCTTATTATGCTTCCATCGGAAATAATGATCTGGCAGCCTGAGTTCACAGATAAAATACTCTCCAGGAAACCCGGGGCGGTTCACGCTGAAAAGTTTCCTGAACCTTTCAGATCAAGAGCGATGTTAATTTGTTCAATCATCTGGTTTGGAAATCGGATGTTGCGGGTTGTTGTTCTGCGGGTTCTGTTCTTTGATGACATAATGTTTCCCCATATTCAGTGTTGCTGATTTGTATTATCTGAAGTTGCTTTTACGTTAATTTGACGCAGATCAATTAATACGATACCTGCGTCATAATTGATTATTTGACGTGGTTTGATGGCGTAGATGCACGTTGTGATATGTAGATGATAATTATTATCATTTTGCGGGTCCTTTCCGGCGATCCGACAGGTTACGGGGCGGCGACCTCGCGGGTTTTCGCTATTTATGAGATTTTTTGAGGGGGAGTTGTTGTTTAATTGTTTGGCATATCTAATTGATAAGTAAGGTGAAAATAAAATAAATACAACAACCTTACGATGTGTTTTGATGTCGTCAATGCGAAAAATGTCAATGATATCAAATGGTTTTGTAAAAACACATGGTTGTTGTATCGCTTTTTATCGATGGCTTATGGAGAGGAGATGGCCTTTTTATTGAATAAAAGTGATATGGCCTCCTCCATCGGTATATCTGTTCAGGCATTTGATAAATGGGGCGTTCCTCCTGTTGAGCGTCGTGGGAGGGAAGTTTTTTATGACGTTAAAACTGTACTGGAGATAGATCGCGAGCGGCGACAACACAATCAGAGAATACCTGATGACGAGGGCGATCTGGAGGAAAGGCTGCTTCGGGCCAGAGCTGAACTGACAGAAGAACAGGCCGTAGCTCAAAAACTTAAAAATCAGGTAACCGAAGGTAAGCTTATTGACACCGGATTCTGTATTTTTGCCCTCAGTAAGCTGGCAATGGCGTTATCCAGTACGCTTGATTCCATCCCTTTATCCATGCAGCGACAGTTTCCTGATTTAACACCGCGCCATCTTGACCATCTGAAAACCCTTATTGCTAAGGGGGCAAATCAGTGTGCGCGGGCAGGGGATAAATTACCGGATTTACTTGATGAATATATCAGAGCAACAACTGAATAATATGATGAGCGCTGTCACAACTGCATTACAGCCCCTGATAAGGGCATTGCCGGTGACGCCAGTTGAATGGGCTGATCAAAATTATTATCTGCCTAAAGAATCTTCATATGGTGAGGGCGAATGGAAAACGCTGCCATTCCAGATCGCCATCATGAACAGCATGGGGAATGATCAGATCCGCACTGTTAATCTGATTAAATCTGCCCGTGTTGGCTATACAAAGATGTTGCTGGGGGTGGTCGGGTATTTTATTGAGCATAAATCCCGAAACAGTCTGCTTTTTCAGCCCACGGATTCTGCCGCTGAAGATTTTATGAAGTCTCACGTGGAGGCGACGATTCGGAACGTGCCATGCCTGAAAGACCTTTCCCCATGGCTGGGTCGTAAACATCGTGACAATACTCTCACGCTGAAACGCTTTTCATCGGGCATCGGTTTCTGGTGCCTGGGCGGCGCTGCCGCCAAAAACTACCGTGAAAAATCCGTGGACGTGGTCTGCTATGACGAACTTTCCTCGTTCGAGCCGGATGTCGAAAAAGAGGGCTCGCCAACCCTGCTGGGGGATAAGCGTATTGAGGGGTCGGTGTGGCCAAAATCCATTCGCGGCTCGACGCCTAAAATCAAAGGCACCTGCCAGATCGAAAAAGCCGCTAACGAGTCGGCGCATTTTATGCGTTTTTATGTGCCCTGCCCGCACTGTGGGGAGGAGCAGTATCTGAAATTTGGCGATGAGTCCACGCCTTTTGGGCTTAAATGGGAGAAGGACAGCCCTGAAAGTGTTTTCTACCTCTGTGAACATCATGGCTGCGTGATCCATCAGTCTGAACTGGACCAGAGCAACGGGCGGTGGATCTGTGAAAACACGGGCATGTGGACCCGTGACGGTCTGACGTTTTTCAGCGCCCGGGGTGATGAAATTCCGCCGCCGCGCTCCATCACGTTCCATATCTGGACGGCGTACAGTCCGTTCACCACCTGGGTACAGATTGTCTATGACTGGCTGGATGCACTGAAAGATCCCAACGGCCTGAAAACCTTTGTGAACACCACGCTGGGCGAGACCTGGGAAGAGGCCGTGGGCGAAAAACTCGATCACTAGGTACTGATGGATAAGGTGGTGCGTTACACGGCGGCGGTGCCTGCCCGGGTGGTTTATCTGACGGCGGGCATTGACTCGCAGCGAAACCGTTTTGAGATGTATGTCTGGGGATGGGCTCCGGGAGAGGAAGCCTTTCTGGTGGATAAAATCATCATTATGGGGCGTCCTGATGAGGAAGAGACGCTGTTACGTGTGGATGCGGCGATCAACAAAAAATACCGCCATGCGGATGGCACCGAAATGACTATTTCCCGTGTCTGCTGGGACACCGGGGGGATCGATGGTGAAATTGTTTATCAGAGATCAAAAAAACACGGTGTTTTCCGGGGGCTGCCGGTAAAAGGCGCATCTGTCTATGGCAAGCCGGTGATCACCATGCCAAAAACCCGCAATCAGCGGGGCGTGTATCTGTGTGAAGTGGGAACGGACACCGCAAAAGAAATTCTCTATGCCCGTATGAAAGCCGATCCCTCGCCTGCGGATGAAGCCACGTCGTATGCCATCCGTTTTCCTGATGATCCGGAGATTTTTTCGCAGACAGAGGCGCAGCAACTGGTGGCGGAAGAGCTGGTGGAGAAGTGGGAAAAAGGAAAGATGCGTCTGCTGTGGGATAACAAAAAGCGGCGTAACGAAGCGCTGGACTGCCTGGTGTATGCCTACGCGGCATTACGTGTGTCCGTGCAACGCTGGCAGCTTGATCTGGCTGTACTGGCAAAATCCCGGGAAGAAGAGACGACCCGGCCAACCCTGAAAGAACTGGCAGCGAAGCTGTCCGGAGGAGTGAATGGTTACAGTCGCTGAACTGCAGGCGCTGCGTCAGGCGCGTCTTGATTTATTAACCGGTAAACGGGTGGTGTCTGTCCAGAAAGATGGTCGCAGAATTGAATATACGGCGGCTTCTCTGGATGAGCTTAACCGGGCGATCAATGATGCGGAGTCGGTACTGGGGACAACCCGGCGTCGCCGTCGTCCGCTGGGAGTGAGGTTATGAAACGAACGCCTGTCCTGATTGATGTGAACGGCGTTCCGCTTCGTGAGAGTCTCAGCTACAACGGGGGCGGTGCAGGATTTGGCGGGCAAATGGCGGAGTGGTTGCCACCGGCGCAGAGTGCCGATGCGGCCCTGCTGCCCGCGTTGCGTCTGGGGAATGCCCGGGCAGATGATCTGGTGCGCAATAACGGAATAGCGGCCAATGCGGTGGCACTGCATAAGGATCACATTGTCGGGCATATGTTTCTTATCAGCTACCGTCCGAACTGGCGCTGGCTGGGGATGCGGGAGACCGCAGCAAAAAGCTTTGTCGATGAGGTGGAGGCGGCCTGGTCGGAATACGCCGAAGGGATGTCTGGCGAGATCGACGTGGAAGGAAAACGCACGTTCACGGAATTTATCCGTGAAGGTGTGGGCGTTCATGCGTTTAACGGCGAAATCTTTGTGCAGCCGGTCTGGGATACGGAAACCACGCAGTTATTCCGTACGCGTTTTAAAGCCGTGAGTCCGAAACGGGTGGACACGCCAGGACACGGTATGGGGAACCGTTTTCTGCGGGCCGGGGTGGAGGTCGATCGATATGGCCGTGCCGTTGCGTACCATATCTGTGAGGATGATTTTCCTCGCTTCGGGAGTGGACGATGGGAACGGATCCCGCGTGAACTTCCCACCGGGCGTCCGGCCATGCTGCATATTTTCGAGCCGGTGGAGGACGGGCAGACCCGTGGGGCCAACCAGTTTTACAGCGTCATGGAACGGCTGAAGATGCTCGATTCCCTGCAGGCAACACAGCTTCAGTCGGCCATTGTGAAAGCCATGTATGCAGCGACGATTGAAAGTGACCTTGATACCGAAAAGGCCTTTGAATATATCGCCGGTGCGCCGCAGGGGCAGAAGGATAATCCGCTTATTAATATTCTGGAGAAGTTCTCCAGCTGGTATGACACGAATAACGTGACGCTGGGTGGTGTCAAAATTCCGCACCTTTTCCCCGGGGATGATCTGAAACTACAGACTGCGCAGGATTCAGACAATGGATTTTCGGCGCTTGAACAGGCGCTGCTGCGGTATATCGCCGCCGGTCTTGGCGTTTCCTACGAACAGTTGTCCCGTGATTACTCGAAGGTCAGTTATTCAAGTGCCAGGGCCTCTGCCAATGAGTCGTGGCGCTATTTTATGGGGCGGCGAAAATTTATTGCGGCCCGGCTGGCCACGCAGATGTTTTCCTGCTGGCTGGAAGAGGCACTTCTTCGGGGGATTATCCGTCCGCCACGGGCGCGTTTTGATTTTTATCAGGCGCGATCAGCCTGGTCACGGGCAGAGTGGATTGGTGCCGGAAGAATGGCCATTGACGGGCTCAAGGAGGTTCAGGAATCGGTGATGCGCATTGAGGCCGGACTGAGCACGTATGAGAAAGAGCTGGCGCTGATGGGCGAGGATTATCAGGACATTTTCCGCCAGCAGGTCAGGGAATCTGCAGAGCGGCAAAAAGCCGGACTCTCACGTCCGGTGTGGATAGCGCAGGCGTATCAGCAGCAGATAGCGGAGAGTCGCAGGCCGGAAGAGGAGACAACACCCCGTGAGACGTAATCTTTCACACATTATTGCCGCAGCATTCAATGAACCGCTGCTTCTGGAGCCCGCCTATGCGCGGGTTTTCTTTTGCGCGCTCGGGCGCGAGATGGGGGCAGCAAGTCTTTCGGTACCACAGCAGCAGGTACAGCTTGATGCTCCCGGAATGCTGGCTGAAACGGACGAGTACATGGCCGGAGGTAAACGACCGGCCCGTGTTTACCGGGTGGTGAACGGTATTGCTGTACTGCCGGTGACCGGCACGCTGGTGTACCGGCTGGGGGGTATGCGGCCATTTTCCGGAATGACAGGCTATGACGGCATTGTCGCCTGTCTTCAGCAGGCAATGGCGGATAGCCAGGTGCGGGGCGTACTGCTGGACATTGACAGTCCGGGCGGGCAGGCCGCCGGCGCGTTTGACTGCGCTGACATGATTTACCGCCTCCGTCAGCAGAAGCCGGTCTGGGCACTGTGCAATGACACGGCCTGTTCTGCAGCCATGCTGCTGGCGTCGGCCTGCTCCCGACGGCTGGTTACCCAGACATCCCGTATCGGCTCCATTGGCGTGATGATGAGCCATGTCAGCTATGCCGGTCATCTGGCGCAGGCCGGTGTGGATATCACGCTGATTTACTCAGGGGCGCACAAGGTGGATGGCAATCAGTTTGAAGCCTTACCGGCAGAGGTTCGCCAGGACATGCAGCAGCGCATTGATGCGGCGCGCCGGATGTTTGCCGAAAAAGTGGCCATGTTTACCGGTCTGTCTGTTGATGCCGTCACGGGAACAGAGGCCGCCGTTTTTGAAGGTCAGTCCGGCATTGATGCCGGGCTGGTGGATGAATTAGTCAATGCGTCGGATGCCATCAGTGTGATGGCCACGGCGCTGAACAGTAATGTCAGAGGAGGCACTATGCCGCAATTAACTGCAACGGAAGCCGCCGCGCAGGAGAACCAGCGAGTGATGGGGATCCTGACATGCCAGGAAGCGAAAGGACGTGAACAGCTTGCCACGATGCTGGCAGGACAACAGGGCATGAGCGTTGAACAGGCCCGGGCGATTCTGGCCGCGGCGGCACCGCAGCAGCCGGTGGCATCCACGCAGAGTGAAGCCGATCGCATTATGGCGTGTGAAGAAGCGAACGGTCGTGAACAACTGGCGGCAACGCTGGCGGCGATGCCGGAGATGACGGTGGAAAAAGCCCGCCCGATCCTGGCTGCTTCACCGCAGGCGGATGCCGGACCCTCACTCCGTGATCAGATCATGGCACTGGATGAGGCAAAAGGGGCTGAGGCGCAGGCTGAACAGCTGGCTGCCTGCCCGGGAATGACTGTGGAGAGCGCCCGGGCTGTGCTGGCTGCGGGATCAGGTAAGGCAGAACCGGTCTCTGCATCCACAACCGCCCTGTTTGAACGCATCATGGCGAACCATTCACCGGCAGCGGTACAGGGTGGCGTGCCACAGACGTCAGCAGACGGTGATGCGGACGTGAAAATGCTCATGGCTATGCCATGAAGTCAGTGCTGACCATCAACAGGAGGTTTTTACAATATGGTAACGAAAACCATCACTGAACAGCGTGCGGAAGTACGTATTTTTGCCGGTAATGATCCGGCTCATACCGCCACAGGCAGCAGCGGGATTTCCTCGGCAACACCGGCACTGACGCCCCTGATGCTGGATGAAGCTACCGGGAAACTGGTGGTCTGGGACGGACAGAAAGCCGGTAGTGCGGTTGGCATACTGGTACTGCCGCTTGAAGGCACAGAGACGGTACTGACGTATTACAAGTCGGGGACCTTTGCGACGGAGGCAATCCGCTGGCCTGACAGTGTGGATGAACACAAAAAGGCAAATGCCTTTGCCGGCAGTGCCCTGAGTCACGCGGCGCTGCCGTAACACGTTATCAGGCCACCGCGGTGGCCTGACTGATTTCTGAATGAAAGGAACTGATTTATGGGATTGTTTACGACCCGCCAGTTACTCGGTTATACCGAACAAAAAGTGAAATTTCGTGCGCTGTTTCTGGAGCTGTTTTTCCGCCGTACGGTGAATTTCCATACCGAAGAGGTGATGCTGGACAAAATTACCGGAAAAACGCCGGTGGCGGCCTATGTCTCCCCGGTTGTTGAAGGAAAAGTGCTGCGTCATCGCGGTGGTGAAACCCGCGTGTTACGTCCGGGCTACGTCAAGCCGAAACACGAATTTAATTACCAGCAGGCGGTTGAGCGTCTTCCCGGTGAAGATCCGGCTCAACTGAACGACCCGGCCTACCGTCGTCTGCGTATCATCACCGATAACCTCAAACAGGAAGAGCATGCCATTGTCCAGGTGGAAGAAATGCAGGCGGTGAATGCCGTGCTGTATGGCAAATACACCATGGAAGGGGATCAGTTTGACACGGTTGAGGTGGATTTTGGACGCTCTGAAGGAAATAACATTGAGCAGGCTGACGGTAAAAAATGGTCTGAGCAGGACCGTGATACGTTTGATCCGACGCATGATATTGACCTCTACTGCGATCAGGCCAGCGGTCTTGTGAATATCGCCATTATGGACGGTACTGTCTGGCGTCTGCTGAATGGCTTTAAGCTGTTCCGCGAAAAACTGGATACCCGTCGCGGCTCAAATTCACAACTCGAAACGGCAGTGAAAGACCTGGGGGCGGTGGTGTCTTTCAAAGGGTATTACGGCGATCTGGCCATTGTGGTGGCGAAAACGTCTTATGTGGCAGAGGACGGTACCGAAAAACGTTATCTGCCGGAGGGCACGCTGGTCCTGGGAAATACGGCTGCAGATGGGATCCGTTGTTACGGTGCCATTCAGGATGCGCAGGCGTTGTCCGAAGGTGTGGTGGCTTCTTCCCGTTACCCGAAACACTGGCTGACCGTGGGCGATCCGGCCCGTGAATTTACCATGACGCAGTCCGCACCGCTGATGGTGCTGCCGGATCCGGATGAGTTTGTGGTGGTGCAGGTGAAATAATCCGTGAGCGGGGGCGAAATGCCCCCGTGTCTTTTTTCACAGGGGGCTGATATGGCAACAAAAGAAGAAAATCAGAAACGTCTTCGTCAACTGGCTGGCCTGCTGGGGCGCGAGGCGGATATGTCGGGGAGTGCTGCGGATATTGCGCAACGTGTGTCTGAGTGGGAAGAGGAGCTTGCTGCTTCCCGGGAGGGCATTATGCCTGGTGATGAGAGCGGGCCTGAGCAAAATCACACAGACGATGGTGAGCAGTTGCACAACACTGATGCTACGGATGATGTTAAAGCGGTCCGTGTGCGGAAATGCCTGCATGTGATGGGGTATTGCCCGGAGACAGGCCGTCCCGTTGAACTGACGTACCGGGGCATGCGTGTTCTGGTGCCATCACCACTGGCGACAGCCATGATACAGCACGGAACGGCTGAGCATGCGTGATTTTCAGAATGCCTTTGATGCTGCCCTCGCCGGGGTGGACAGCACGATTGTTGAAGTGATGGGGCTCTGTGCGCAGTTCACCTCGGGGGCACAGTGTGGCAGCGAAGTTCAGGGGGTTTTTGACGATCCGGAGTCGCTGGGGTTTGCCGGTGGCGGGGTCCGTATTGAAGGAAGCAGCCCGTCATTATTTGTGCGGACGGATACGGTTCGTGCTGTGCGGCGTGGTGACACGCTGACCATTAATGGTGAGACGTTCTGGGTGGATCGTGTTTCTCCGGATGACGGGGGCAGCTGTTATCTCTGGCTCAACCGTGGGAAACCACCCGCCGTTAACCGGCGACGATAAACGCAGGGTGAAATTATGGCGATAAAAGGGCTTGAGCAGGCGATTGATAATCTGAGTCGGGTTCGTAAAAACGCCATTCCGGCGGCTTCAGCAATGGCCATTAACCGCGTGGCCACAACGGCGATTAATCAGTCTTCATCACAGGTTGCCCGGGAGACAAAGGTTCGCCGGAAACTGGTTAAGGAACGGTCCAGACTGAAACGGGCGACGGTCAGAAATCCGAATGCCAGAATTATCGTTAACCGCGGTGATCTCCCTGTGATTAAGCTGGGGATCAGGATGCCGGGGCGTCGTCCGGACAGCATACTTAAAGCCGGTCAGCATCGGTATCAGCGGGCATTTATTCAGCGATTAAAAAATGGTCGCTGGCATGTCATGCAGCGTGTGGCCGGGAAAAACCGTTACCCCATTGATGTGGTGAAAATCCCGATGGCGGCCCCACTGAAACAGGCATTTGATGAGAATGTTGACCGTATCCGGCGTGAACGCCTGCCTAAAGAACTGGCATCCGCGCTGAAACAACAACTGAGGATTGCAATAAAACGATGAAACACACTGACATTCGTGCCGCAGTGCTGGATGCACTCGAGCAGCATGAACACGGGGCGACGCTGTTTGATGGTCGCCCCGTTGTTTTTGACGAAGAGGATTTTCCTGCGATCGCGGTTTATCTGACGGATGCAGAGTATACCGGTGAAGAGCTGGATGCAGATACCTGGCGGGCCACGCTGCATATTGAGGTGTTTTTACCGGCACAGGTACCGGATTCAGAGCTTGATCAGTGGATGGAAAGCCGGATTTACCCGGCGATGACCGCGATCCCGGCACTGGCAGGACTGATTACCACGATGGTTACGCAGGGCTATGAGTATCGTCGTGATGACGATATGGCGTTATGGAGTTCTGCAGATCTGACTTATTCCATTACATACGAGATGTGAGGACGATATGGCAACACCAAATCCCCTTGAGCCGGTAAAAGGTGCCGGTACCACTCTGTGGGTTTACAACGGTCAGGGTGACGCTTATGCAAACCCGTTGTCAGACGATGACTGGCAGCGACTGGCTAAGGTGAAGGATCTGACGCCGGGCGAGATGACGGCAGAATCCTACGATGATAACTACCTGGATGATGAAGACGCGGACTGGACCGCGACCGGGCAGGGGCAGAAATCTGCAGGTGATACCAGTTTTACGCTGGCCTGGAAACCGGGAGAGGAAGGCCAGAAAGGGCTTATAGGCTGGTTTGAAAGCGGCGATGTCCGGGCCTATAAAATCCGTTTTCCGAATGGCACGGTGGATGTGTTTCGTGGCTGGGTCAGCAGTATCGGTAAGGCCGTGACGGCGAAAGAAGTGATCACCCGCACGGTGAAAGTCACTAACGTGGGTAAACCTTCTGTAGCGGAAGAACGCAGCAAAATTACGCCGGTCAGTGCGATTAAGGTGACGCCGACATCCGGTACGGTGGCAAAAGGGAAAACAACCACCCTGACGGTTTCTTTTGAGCCGGAAAGTGCAACAGACAAGACGTTCAGAGCGGTTTCCGCCGATCCGTCGAAAGCCACCATTAGTGTGAAAGATATGACAATTACGGTAAACGGCGTGGCGACAGGTAAGGTGCAGATCCCTGTGGTGAGCGGAAATGGTCAGTTCGCCGCAGTGGCTGAAGTCACCGTTACTGAAGCGGGCGCTGCAGGGTAAACGGAGGTAATACATGTTTCTGAAAACAGAACAATTTGAATATAACGGTGTGTCCGTCACGCTTTCCGAATTGTCTGCGCTGCAGCGTATTGAGCATCTTGCCCTCCTGAAACGGCGTGCAGAACAGGCAGAATCCAGCGGCAACCTGCAGGTAAGCGTGGAAGATCTCGTCAGAACCGGCGCGTTTCTGGTGGCGATGTCCCTGTGGCATAACCATCCGCAGAAAACGGCATCACCGTCAATGAATGAGGCTGTGATGCAGATCGAACAGGAGGTGCTCACCACCTGGCCTGCGGATGCCATTGCCCGGGCGGAAGATGTGGTGTTGTGTCTGTCCGGGATGAGCGGGGCTGTTCATGCGGATACTGACAGCACCGAAGTGGCGAAAAATAACGCGCTGACTGATGATGATTTTTCTGCGGGAAAGTCTTCGACGGCGAGCTGAATTTTGCCCTCAGACTGGCGCGTGAGATGGGGAGGCCTGACTGGCGCGCCATGCTTGCCGGGATGACATCCACCGAATATGCCGACTGGCGACATTTTTACCGTACGCATTATTTTCTCGATACCCAACTGGATATGCATTTTTCCGGGCTGACGTACGCCGTACTCAGCCTGTTTTTTTGCGATCCGGATATGCATCCCTCTGATTTCAGTCTGCTTGCCCCCCGGCGTGAGGAAGCGCAGACGGAGATGCCGGATGAGGAAAAAATGCTGATGCAGAAAGCGGCAGGACTTGCCGGAGGCGTACGGTTTGGTGGGGACGGTGGGCGTGAGATTTTATCGTCTGCGGATGTGGCGGATGTCATGGTGGATGATGCCGCATTAATGATGGCTTCAGCGGGGATTTCCGGAGGTGTGAGATATGTCCCAGCCGGTTGGTGATCTTGTTATTGACCTGAGTCTGGATGCGGTCCGTTTCGATGAGCAGATGAGCCGGGTAAGGCGTCATTTTTCCGGACTGGAGACTGACGCCAGAAAAACCGCCGGTGTCGTTGAGCAGAACCTGAGTCGTCAGGCGCTGGCTGCACAAAAAGCCGGGATTTCCGTCGGGCAGTATAAAGCGGCCATGCGAACCCTGCCCGCACAGTTTACGGATATCGCCACGCAGCTTGCCGGTGGTCAGAATCCCTGGCTGATCCTGCTGCAACAGGGCGGTCAGGTGAAGGACTCCTTCGGCGGGATGATCCCCATGTTCAGGGGGCTTGCCGGTGCGATCACCCTGCCGATGGTCGGGGTCACCTCGCTGGCGGTGGCGACAGGTGCGCTGGCGTATGCCTGGTATCAGGGCAACTCAACCCTGTCCGATTTCAACAAAACGCTGGTCCTTTCCGGCAATCAGTCGGGTCTGACGGCAGATCGTATGCTGGTCCTGTCCAGAGCCGGGCAGGCGGCAGGGCTGACGTTTAACCAGACCAGCGAGTCACTCAGCGCACTGGTTAAGGCGGGAGTAAGCGGTGAGGCTCAGATTGCATCCATCAGCCAGAGTGTGGCGCGTTTCTCCTCTGCATCCGGCGTGGAGGTGGACAAGGTCGCTGAAGCCTTCGGGAAGCTGACCACAGACCCGACGTCAGGGCTGACAGCGATGGCACGCCAGTTCCATAACGTGACGGCGGAGCAGATTGCGTATGTTGCTCAGTTGCAGCGTTCCGGCGATGAAGCCGGGGCATTGCAGGCGGCGAACGAGGCCGCGACGAAAGGATTTGATGACCAGACCCGCCGCCTGAAAGAGAACATGGGTACGCTAGAGACCTGGGCAGACAGGACAGCACGGGCATTCAAATCCATGTGGGATGCGGTGCTGGATATTGGTCGTCCTGATACCGCTCAGGAGATGCTGATTAAGGCAGAGGCTGCGTTTAAGAAAGCGGACGACATCTGGAGTCTGCGCAAGGATGATTATTTTGTTAACGATGAAGCGCGGGCGCGTTACTGGGATGATCGTGAAAAGGCCCGTCTTGCGCTTGAAGCCGCGAGAAAGAAGGCTGAACAGCAGAGTCAACAGGACAAAAATGCGCAGCAGCAGAGCGATACTGAAGCGTCACGGCTGAAATATACCGAAGAGGCGCAGAAAGCTTACGAACGGCTGCAGACACCGCTGGAGAAATATACCGCCCGTCAGGAAGAACTGAACAAGGCACTGAAGGACGGGAAAATCCTGCAGGCGGATTACAACACGCTGATGGCGGCGGCGAAAAAGGATTATGAGTCGACGCTGAAAAAGCCATCTGCTGTGAAGGTGTCTGCCGGTGAGCGCCAGGAAGACCGGGCGCATGCAGCCCTGCTGGCGCTTGAAACCGAGCTCCGGACGCTGGAAAAACACAGCGGTGCGAATGAGAAAATCAGCCAGCAGCGTCGCGATTTATGGAAAGCGGAAAATCAGTATGCGGTCCTGAAAGAGGCTGCCACGAAACGCCAGTTATCTGAGCAGGAAAAATCCCTGCTGGCCCATGAGAAAGAGACGCTGGAGTACAAACGCCAGCTGGCTGAGCTTGGCGACAAGGTTGAACACCAGAAACGGCTGAATGAGCTGGCACAGCAGGCGGCGCGGTTTGAACAGCAGCAGAGCGCGAAGCAGGCAGCCATCAGCGCAAAAGCCCGCGGCCTCACCGACCGTCAGGCGCAGCGGGAGTCGGAAGAGCAGCGCCTTCGTGACGTGTACGGTGATAATCCGGATGCGCTGGCGAAGGCCACATCTGCACTGAAGAACACCTGGTCTGCGGAGGAGCAGCTTCGTGGAAGCTGGATGGCCGGTCTGAAGTCCGGCTGGGGCGAGTGGGCAGAAAGTGCGACGGACAGTTTTTCGCAGGTTAAAAGCGTGGCCACGCAGACCTTTGACGGTATTGCACAGAATATGGCAGCGATGCTGACCGGCAGCGAACAGAACTGGCGTGGTTTCACCCGTTCTGTGCTCTCCATGCTGACAGAGATTTTTCTGAAGCAGGCGATGGTGGGGATAGTCGGGAGTATCGGTAGTGCCATTGGCGGGGCTGTTGGTGGCGGCGCATCCGCGTCAGGCGGTACAGCCATTCAGGCCGCTGCGGCGAAATTCCATTTTGCAACCGGAGGATTTACGGGAACCGGCGACAAATATGAGCCAGCGGGGATTGTTCACCGTGGTGAATTTGTCTTCACGAAGGAGGCAACCAGCCGGATTGGTGTCGGCAACCTGTACCGTCTGATGCGGGGGTATGCGGATGGCGGTTATGTCGGCGGTGCCGGAAGTCCGGCGCAGATGCGGCGGACGGAAGGCATTAATTTTAATCAGAACAATCACGTGGTGATTCAGAACGACGGCACCAACGGACAGGCGGGGCCGCAGCTGATGAAGGCGGTGTATGACATGGCCCGCAAGGGGGCGCAGGATGAGATTCAGGCGCAGATGCGTGATGGCGGCGTCTTTTCCGGAGGCAGGCGATGAAAACATTTCGCTGGAAAGTGAAGCCGGATATGGAGGTGAACTCGCAGCCATCGGTGCGTGAAGTGCGTTTTGGTGACGGGTATTCGCAGCGTATGGCGGCGGGGCTGAATGCTGACCTGAAAACATACCGTGTGACGCTTTCCGTGACCCGGGAGGAGGCCCGACATCTGGAGGCATTCCTGGCAGAGCACGGTGGCTGGAAGGCGTTTCTGTGGACACCGCCTTATGCCTAGCGGCAGATAAAGGTGACCTGTGCCGCCTGGTCATCACGGGTTCGCATGCTGCGGGTTGAATTCAGTGCCGAGTTTAAGCAGGTGGTGAACTGATGCAGGATATTCACGAAGAAAGTCTGAACGAGTCGGTTAAATCAGAGCAGTCACCGCGGGTGGTACTCTGGGAAATCGACCTGACGGTACAGGGTGGTGAGCGGTATTTTTTCTGCAATGAGCTGAATGAAAAAGGGGAGGCGGTCACCTGGCAGGGGCGGCAATATCAGGCATACCCGATTGACGGCAGTGGCTTTGAGATGAACGGGAAGGGCAGCAGTGCCAGACCGTCGCTGACGGTGTCCAATCTGTTTGGTCTGGTCACCGGGATGGCGGAGGACCTGCAGAGCCTGGTGGGGGGCCACGGTGGTCCGCCGCCGGGTGTATGCCCGTTTTCTGGATGCGGTGAATTTTGTGGCGGGCAATCCGGAAGCGGACCCGGAGCAGGAGCTGAGCGACCGCTGGGTGGTGGAGCAGATGTCGCAGCTGACAGCCATGACGGCCTCGTTTGTGCTGGCCACACCGACCGAGACGGACGGAGCGCTGTTTCCCGGTCGTATCATGCTGGCGAACACCTGTATGTGGACCTACCGCTCTGATGAGTGTGGTTACACGGGCGGGGCTGTGGCGGATGAGTTCGATAAACCCACCACGGATATCCGGAAGGACAGATGCAGTAAATGCATGCGCGGGTGTGAGATGCGCGGCATGGCGGTCAATTTTGGCGGTTTCCTTTCCATCAATAAACTTTCGCAGTAAATCCTGTTTTATGACACAGACTGAATCAGCGATTCTGGCGCATGCCCGGCGGTGTGCGCCTGCGGAGTCGTGCGGCTTCGTGATAAGCACGCCGGAGGGGGAACGGTATATCCCTTGTGTGAATATCTCTGCAGAGCCGGAGGCGTATTTTCGTATCGCACCGGAAGACTGGCTGCGGGCAGAGATGCAGGGGGAGATTGTGGCACTGGTCCACAGTCATCCCGGTGGTCTGCCCTGGCTGAGCGAGGCCGACCGGCGGCTGCAGATAAAAAGTGCACTGTTCTGGTGGCTGGTCTGCCGGGGGGAAATTCATAAATTCCGCTGTGTGCCACATCTGACAGGACGGCGCTTTGAGCACGGGGTGACGGACTGTTACACGCTGTTCCGGGATGCCTACCATCTGGCGGGAATTGATATGCCGGATTTTGAGCGTGAGGATGACTGGTGGCGCAACGGTCAGAACCTTTACCTGGACAATATGGAGGCGACTGGTTTTTACAGGATTTCCCTGCCTTCCGCACAGCCTGGCGATATCCTGCTGTGCTGCTTTGGCGCATCGGTGGCCAATCATGCCGCCATTTACTGCGGCAACGGTGAACTGCTTCACCATCTGCCTGAACAACTGAGTAAACGGGAGAGGTATTCCGAAAAATGGCAACGACGAACGCATTCCGTCTGGCGTCACCGCCACTGGCACGCATCTGCCTTCACGGGGATTTGCAACGATTTGGCCGCCGCCTCAGCCTGTATGTGAACACGGCAGCGGAAGCCATCCGTGCCCTGTCGATGCAGATGCCGGGATTCCGCCGTCAGATGAACGAAGGCTGGTACCAGATACGTATTCGCGGTGAGGACACGGCACCGGAGGCGGTGTACGCCCGTCTTCACGAACAGCTGGGTGAGGGAACGGTCATCCACATTGTGCCGCGACTGGCCGGGGCCGGAAAGGGTGGACTGCAGATTGTGCTGGGGGCGGCAGCCATCGTGGGCTCTTTCTTCACTGCCGGGGCATCAATGGCGTTATGGGGTTCAGCCCTGGCAGCCGGTGGTTTTTCTGCCACCACGATGCTGTTTTCACTTGGAGCCAGCATGATACTGGGTGGTGTGGCTCAGATGCTTGCCCCGAAGGCTAAAGTACCGGATTACCGCGCAACGGATAACGGCAGACAGAACACGTACTTTTCCTCGCTGGATAACATGATTGCCCAGGGGAACCCGATGCCGGTGCCTTACGGGGAAATGCTGGTTGGCTCCCGCCGTATATCCCAGGACATCAGTACCCGTGATGAAGGCGGTGACGGGAAGGTGGTGGTTATCGGGCGGCAGGCATAAAAGCGAAAAAATCCCGCAGTGCTCACGGACAGGAACTGCGGGAGCGTTACGAAGATTGAGTGTAAGGAATTATTCTTATGTCACGACAAAAACATTAACCCAGAGAGGGAGGATGTGCCGTTCTTTTCAGGGAGAAAGGATTTATCGTCCTGAGGAATAAAGGTAAGGGGCCCGCCCCTTACCTGACTGATTATTGAATGATGCCGCAGGCCATTCTCGCACCACCACCGCCCAGGGGCTCCGGATGGTCATGATGGTTATCACCGCCAGCATGAAGCATGAGAGAACGCCCTTTAATCTCTTTTAATGAGTTCAGTCTCGGGGCCAGGACCGGGTAGTTCGCTTTTCCGTCATGCGTCACGAACAGCGCAGGGAGGTCGCCCAGGTGTCCATCCGGAGACCAGGGGCCAAGATGTTTGCCGGTGTTTTTCGGGTCAAAGTGACCGCCAGCCGATAATGCTGCGACCGGTTTTCCGTCTTTCAGTGCCGGGGCGCAATTTCCTTTTTCGTGCACATGAAAACCATGAATGCCTTCAGACAGAGAGTGAAGGGCTGGTGTGAACAGCAGACCGTAGGGGGTCTCCTGAATGGTTATTTTTCCAATGCTGACTTCTTTTCCGTCAGCACTGACAAGGTTCATTGGGACTTCCTGTTCTGCTGCGTATCCGCATGATGCTGCTGTCAGCATGGCAATGGCAGCAATGATTTTACATTTCATAAAACCCTCATTAATTCCGTTAACAGACTGAGCTTGCTGGTTACAGGGTAACAAACAGCGTTCTGATGATATCGCGCAATAGCTGTGCAATATCCTATCACTGCGATTAATAATACCAATTGAGATGAACATTATGGGTAAAGGTGGCGGCAGGGCGCACACGCCGGTTGAGGCAAAGGACAATCTTAAGTCCACGCAGATGATGAGTGTGATTGATGCGATTGGTGAGGGACCGATAGAAGGCCCGGTGAAGGGACTGCAGAGTATCCTGGTGAACAAAACCCCGCTGACGGACACGGACGGTAATCCCGTGATACACGGTGTGACTGCGGTCTGGCGTGCCGGGGAGCAGGAGCAGACACCACCGGAAGGCTTTGAGTCATCCGGCTCTGAAACCGCACTGGGCGTGGAAGTGACGAAGGCAAAGCCGGTGACGCGCACCATTACGTCCGCGAACATTGACCGCCTGCGGGTTACCTTCGGGGTGCAGTCACTGGTGCAGACCACCTCACAGGGTGACCGTAACCCGGCATCCGTCCGCCTGCTGATTCAGCTGCAGCGTAACGGTAACTGGGTGACGGAAAAGGATGTCACCATTAACGGCAAGACCACCTCACAGTTCCTCGCTTCGGTGATTCTGGATAATCTGCCTCCCCGCCCCTTTAACATCCGGATGGTCAGGGAGACGGCGGACAGCACCACGGACCAGCTGCAGAATAAGACGCTGTGGTCGTCATACACCGAAATCATCGATGTGAAACAGTGCTACCCGAACACGGCCATTGTGGGGCTGCAGGTGGATGCGGAGCAGTTCGGCGGCCAGCAGATGACGGTGAACTACCATATCCGCGGTCGCATTATTCAGGTGCCGTCAAACTATGACCCGGAAAAACGCACGTACAGCGGCATCTGGGACGGCAGTCTGAAACCGGCATACAGCAACAACCCGGCCTGGTGCCTGTGGGACATGCTGACTCACCCGCGCTACGGCATGGGAAAACGCCTGGGGGCCGCGGATGTGGACAAGTGGGCGCTGTATGCCATCGGGCAGTACTGTGACCAGCGTGTCCCGGATGGCTTCGGGGGCACAGAGCCGCGGATGACCTTTAATGCGTACCTGTCACAACAGCGTAAGGCGTGGGACGTTCTCAGTGATTTCTGCTCGGCGATGCGCTGTATGCCGGTATGGAACGGCCAGACGCTGACGTTCGTTCAGGACCGCCCGTCGGATGTGGTGTGGCCGTACACCAACTGCGATGTGGTGGTGGATGATAACGGCGTGGGGTTTCGCTACAGCTTCAGCGCCCTGAAGGACCGCCACACGGCGGTGGAGGTGAATTACACCGACCCGCAGAACGGCTGGCAGACCTCCACGGAACTGGTGGAAGACCCGGAAGCCATACTGCGCTACGGGCGCAACCTGCTGAAGATGGATGCGTTCGGCTGCACCAGTCGCGGTCAGGCCCACCGTGCCGGGCTGTGGGTGATAAAGACCGGACTGCTGGAAACGCAGACGGTGGATTTCACGCTCGGGTCACAGGGGCTGCGTCACACACCCGGTGACATCATTGAAATCTGTGATAACGACTATGCCGGGACCCTGACCGGCGGACGTGTCCTGTCCATCGATGCCGCCAGCAGCACCCTGACGCTCGACCGTGAGGTGACCCTGCCGGAGACAGGTGCCGCCACGGTGAACCTGATTAACGGCAGCGGTAAGCCGGTGAGTGTGGACATCACCGCACACCCCGCGCCGGACCGGATACAGGTCAGTACCCTGCCGGATGGCGTGGAGACATACGGTGTGTGGGGACTCTCCCTGCCGTCACTGCGCCGTCGCCTGTTCCGCTGTGTCTCCGTCCGGGAAAACACGGACGGCACCTTTGCCATCACGGCGGTGCAGCACGTACCGGAAAAAGAAGCCATCGTGGATAACGGGGCCAGCTTTGAGCCGCAGTCAGGCACCCTGAACAGCGTTATTCCACCGGCAGTGCAGCACCTGACGGTGGAGGTGAGCGCGGCTGACGGTCAGTATCTGGCGCTGGCGAAATGGGACACGCCGCGGGTGGTGAAGGGCGTGCGCTTCAGTCTGCGCCTGACCATCGGAAGCGGTCAGGATAGCCGTCTGGTGACCACCGCCATCACCGCGGATACAGAGCACCGTTTCAGCGGTCTGCCGCTCGGGGAATACACCCTGACGGTCAGGGCGATTAACAGTTATGGCCAGCAGGGCGAACCGGCCACCACCACCTTCCGGATTAACGCGCCAGCAAAACCCGCCACCATTGAACTGACGCCGGGCTATTTTCAGATAACCGCAACGCCGCATCTTGCCGTTTATGATCCGACGGTACAGTTTGAGTTCTGGTTCTCGGAAACGCGGATTACCGATATCAGGCAGGTTGAAACCACAGCCCGCTATCTTGGCACGGGGCTGTACTGGATAGCCGCCAGTATCAATATCAAACCGGGCCATGATTATTATTTTTACGTTCGCAGTGTGAACACCGTTGGCAAATCGGCATTCGTGGAGGCTGTTGGTCAGCCGAGTGATGATGCATCCGGCTATCTGGATTTTTTCAAAGGCGAGATAGGGAAAACCCATCTGGCTCAGGAGCTGTGGACGCAGATTGATAACGGTCAGCTTGCGCCTGACCTGACTGAAATCAGGACGTCCATAACGGATGTCAGCAATGAAATAACACAGACCGTCAATAAGAAACTGGAAGACCAGAGTGCAGCGATCCAGCAGATACAGAAGGTTCAGGTTGATACAAATAATAACCTGAACAGCATGTGGGCAGTGAAGCTGCAGCAGATGCAGGACGGACGCCTTTATATTGCGGGTATCGGTGCCGGTATTGAGAACACCCCCGACGGCATGCAGAGTCAGGTGCTGCTGGCAGCAGACAGGATTGCGATGATTAATCCTGCGAATGGCAACACAAAGCCGATGTTTGTTGGTCAGGGCGATCAGATATTCATGAATGAAGTGTTCCTGAAATATCTGACGGCTCCCACCATTACCAGCGGCGGTAATCCTCCGGCATTTTCCCTGACACCAGACGGGCGACTGACGGCGAAAAATGCGGATATCAGTGGCAGTGTGAATGCGAACTCAGGAGCGCTCAACAATGTCACGATTAACCAGAACTGTACGATTAAGGGCATGCTGGAGGCGACCCAGGTCAGAGGGGATTTCGTTAAAGCTGTATCAAAAGCCTTCCCGAAAAAAGTCGGTACGTGGGGTAACACGGAAACACCAAACGGTACGGTTACAGTCACCATCAGCGATGATCATAACTTTGACCGCCAGATTATTATTCCGCCCATTATTTTTAACGGTATAGCGTATGACGATCCGGGGAGCGGAAATAACCCAGGAGGCACGCGATACACGGGTTATGGTTTTGAAGTTCGCAAAAACGGCGTATTAATCGCATCCAGAGAAACTAAAGGGGCCATTCCCGGTAGTTACAGTGCAGTTATTGATATGCCTAGTGGTGGTGGTAGCGTCACTCTGGAGTTTAAGATTTTCCAGAAAGGCAATCAGGGGGCAGGCAATATCACCGACTGTACGGTGATTGTGACCAAAAAAGCTGCTTCCGGCATCAGTATTCGTTGAAATATTTATAACCCCAATAAAGGGCGTCAGGAATGACGCCTTTTTTATTGCAGAAAAGCGAGAGGTAATTATGCGTAAAGTTTGTGCAGCCATTTTGTCCGCAGCCATTTGTCTGGCCGTATCCGATGCGCCTGCATGGGCATCTGAACATCAGTCCACGCTGAGCGCGGGGTATCTTCATGCCCGGACGAACGTTCCCGGCAGTGATGATCTGAACGGGATTAACGTGAAATACCGTTATGAGTTTACGGACACACTGGGGATGGTGACGTCATTCAGCTATGCAGGAGACAAGAATCGCCAGCTGACCCGTTACAGCGATACCCGCTGGCATGAAGATTCCGTGCGTAACCGCTGGTTCAGCGTGATGGCGGGGCCGTCTGTGCGCGTGAATGAATTGTTCAGCGCGTATGCGATGGCGGGTGTGTCTTACAGCCGTGTGTCGACTTTCTCCGGAGATTATCTGCAGGTGACCGACAACAAGGGGAAAACGCATGATGTGCTGACCGGAAGTGATGACGGTCGCCACAGCAACACGTCTCTGGCGTGGGGGGCTGGCGTGCAGTTTAACCCGACCGAATCCGTGGCCATTGATATTGCTTATGAAGGCTCCGGCAGTGGCGACTGGCGCACTGACGGTTTCATCGTGGGTGTCGGTTATAAGTTCTGATTAGCCAGGTAACACAGTGTTATGACAGCCCGCCGGTTCAGGCGGGCTTTTTTGTGGGGTGAATATGGCAGTAAAGATTTCAGGTGTACTGAAAGACGGCACAGGAAAACCGGTAGAGAACTGCACCATTCAACTGAAAGCCAGACGGACCAGCAGCACGGTGGTGGTGAACACGGTGGCCTCTGAAAATCCGGATGAAGCCGGTCGTTACAGCATGGACGTTGAGTACGGTCAGTACAGCGTCATTCTGTTGGTGGAGGGCTTCCCGCCGTCACATGCCGGGACCATCACCGTGTATGAAGATTCTCAACCCGGTACGCTGAATGATTTTCTCGGTGCCATGTCGGAGGATGACGTCCGGCCGGAGGCACTGCGCCGTTTTGAACTGATGGTGGAAGAGGTGGCGCGTCACGCTGAGGAGGCGAAGAAGAATGCCGGAGAGGCGGAGACGTCAGCGAGGAATGCCGGCATATCAGCCAGTCAGGCAGAAGAGAGCGCTGCAAATGCTGACACTTCAGCAGGGGAGGCATCGGAGTCAGCCCGGCAGGCGGCAGAAAGTGCAGCCTCAGCAAAGCAGTCAGAGGATGCGTCCTCGTCCTCGGCTTCTGCGGCCGCTCAAAAAGCCAGTGAGTCATCACAAAGTGCAGCAGAAGCTGAATTGTCAAGAAAGACGGCAGAAAGTGCAGCCGGTAATGCAGCCAGGGATGCAACGACCGCAACAGAAAAAGCCCGGGAGTCAGCAGAAAGCGCACAGTCAGCGGAACAAAGCAGGATAGCGGCGGAAGAGGCCGTAAACCGAATCCCCACCGTGGTGGGACCTCCCGGGCCAAAGGGGGAACAGGGGCCCGCGGGTCCTCAGGGGCCGAAGGGTGATAAGGGAGAGCGCGGTGACACCGGCCCTGTCGGGGCAACCGGCGAACGGGGACCGGCAGGTGATGCTGGTCCGGCAGGCCCGCAGGGGCCGAAAGGTGACAGGGGAGAGCGGGGAGAGACCGGTCTGACGGGAAATGCAGGTCCACAGGGTCCAAAGGGAGATACCGGTGCGGCAGGCCCGGCAGGCCCACAGGGACCGAAAGGAGAAACAGGTGCGGCTGGCCCGGTGGGGGCAACCGGACCTCAGGGACCGAAGGGCGACCCGGGGGAGACACAAATCCGTTTTCGTCTGGGGCCGGCGAGCATTATTGAGACAAACAGCAATGGCTGGTTCCCGGATACAGATGGCGCACTCATCACCGGACTGACCTTTCTTGACCCCAAAGATGCCACACAGGTTCAGGGGCTGTTTCGGCATTTGCAGGTCAGGTTTGGTGACGGGCCGTGGCAGGATGTTAAGGGGCTGGATGAAGTGGGCAGTGATACAGGCAGAACAGGAGAATGACATGAATATACTAAAAAAACTTATGCAGTGTCTGTGTGGTTGCGGAAAGCATGATGGCCGTGAACACGTGCAGTCGCCTACAGCACAGCTGCGACTGGGACCGGCAGACATTCTGGAGTCCGATGAGAATGGCATTATCCCGGAGCAGGCCAGGGTAATCACGCAGGTGGTGATACTGGATGCGGATAAAAAGCAGATACAGTGCGTGGTAAGACCGCTGCAAATTCTGCGTGCTGACGGGACGTGGGAAAATATTGGCTGGATGAAGTAACCCGACAGCTTCAAAAAACCGGAGTCTGGCTCCGGTTTTTGTGTTGCAATGTCCGGGGGATATTTGTTAAGTAGATGATAGAGGAGCTAATTCAACAGGGAGATAAATTAATGCCGATAAATCTGACATCTTATTTGGGGTTACAGGGGGCGAAAGTTGTCCCGGCAGTTGTTTTTTCTAAAATTTAGTCTTGTTGGGGTAAATGACATATGCCATTGATAACATCCAGCATTTCATCAAATGTTGCTTTGCAGAGTATTGAAATATTACGTGAAGCTGCCAGACAAAACCTGATAACGAAAGATATTACTATAAATGGGCAGAAAGTTGGTATTCATTATTATCAACGCCCTGACGTTTTTTTAGTTTCTGGTTGTAAGCTAGTGAATTGGTGGCACTGAAATATATAAAACCATATTAAGTATCAATATGAAAATTCCCGTTCTCCAACCTGGCTTCAACTTTTTTGCCCCTGCTGGATACTCTGCTGCCGTTGCTCCTAATCGTGCTGAAAATGCCTATGCGGATTACGTTTTGGATATAGGCAAGCGAATACCGCTTTCCGCAGCAGATTTAAGCAACGTATACGAAAGTGTAATTAGCGCCGTCCATGACAGCCGTAGCAGGCTCATCGATCAGCATACGGTCGATATGATTGGCAACACTGTACTTGATGCGTTGAGCCGATCACAAACATTTCGTGATGCCGTAAGCTATGGCATTCATAATGAGGAGGTACACATTGGTTGCATTAAATACAGAAACGAATACGAGCTTAACGGAGAATCTGCTATCAAAATTGATGATATTCAATCACTAACCTGTAACGAATTATATGGATACGATGTCGGGCAAGAACCAATTCTCCCCATTTGCGAGGCAGGAGAAAACGAGAACGAAGAGCCTTATGTCAGTTTTAGTGTTGCGCCAGATACTGATTCTTATGAGATGCCATCGTGGCAGGAAGGACTGATTCACGAGATTATTCATCATGTTACTGGGGCCAGCGATCCATCTGGAGATAGTAATATAGAGCTAGGACCCACCGAGATTCTCGCACGTCGTGTCGCTCAAGAGCTGGGATGGAGTGTTCCCGACTTCAAAGGATATGCAGATCCAGAACGAGAAGCTCATCTTAGACTACGTAACCTGAATGCCCTTCGACAGGCTGCCATGAGGCATGAAAAGAATGAGAGGGCTTTCTTCGAAAGACTGGGTACGATCAGTGACCGATATGAGGCGAGTCCTGATTTCACAGAGTATTCCGCTGTGTCTAACATAGGATACGGATTTATCCAGCAACATGATTTTCCAGGGGTGGCTATCGACGAGAATTTACAGGATGTAAATCAGATCCAACTGTATCATGGTGCTCCTTATATCTTTACATTTGGGGATGTGGACAGACACAATTAGCGCTGATTCGTCTTTACAGTTACATAGGGTTACTACTCATAGATATTAACGGAGTTGATGATGGGCAATCGTGCAACATTGTATTGTATGTAAAGGCAGAGCCCCGAATTTTACTGTTGTAAGTGGGCCTGGCGGGAATGGTATCGCCAGCATCATTGGCTTGGGTCCAGTAAAAAGAGACGCAGAAAGATGCACAATAGGCACTACGCGTCATGCATGGATTAGGTCGCTCATCATTTACACAGTACTGCTAAAAAATTATTAAGGAAAGCGCGGCACTTCGTATGTAAGAACGTGTCGCGGTTGGCTGGTGAACTTTCGATAGTGCGAGTATTGAATGATTTCCAGCCGTTACCGATTTTACGTGTTTATTAGTGAACAAACCACTCGTCAGCAGACTCCCAGGTATCTTTCAGAGTCTCCTGAACAAATGTTTTTGCAGAATCTTTATCTGCGGTGCGTGTAACAGAAAGCCCATCGTTGCTGGTGGCTTTTACGATCACCTCTACATCGTCATAACGTTTACTGATGCGTCGGGTTAATTCTTCCTTTAACGCATCCACAGCACCGTTTGGCATTTTGCTGATTTTTTCTTTAGCAATACAGATCTCAACACGCAT